GCACTTAACAAGTCATTAGCTCACGGATCTAACGAGTATGACAATGGGTATGCCCAGGGTATGACCGACGCACTAGAAATAGTAAGTAAGTATCGTCGATGACTGAATCTGAACGCCAGGCATTACGAAACAAACACGCCGAAACTCCCGAACTTTACTGCGCTGCCTGCGCCGTAGTAGGTTTTGACGGCGAATCGTTAAGCCGCAAACAGTACCCTTGCGACGTAATAAAAGTACTTGACTCTTACGACAAACAAGATGCTGACATTCTTGAGATTATTCACACTTACGACCAAGAACCTATTAGCGCAGTTGTTCGCATTTGGAATCTATTAGGTAACAGAGCATGATGAACGCAAGCGAAAGACAAGGGATGTTTGCTATGTGGCAAATACAACAACTTATTGACGGTCTTGTGTTGTCAGGCGTTCCGCAGGAAAACTTAGACGAAGCAATGAGCTACGCAAGCAAGAAAACCCTCAAAGACTTTTACGCAGAGGTTGATCCATTTAACAACGGAGGCACAGCACCATGACTGAAGATTGCAAACACGGCTACTGGAGACTGTTAAACGCCGAGACTGGTGCTACCGAGTTCCGTAAGTACATCTCATTCTTTTGCCCTGACTGCGGTGTGCGCATACCGGAAAACCCATGAGCGAAGTTACACACATCACCATTGACTTTGACGCTGACGAGCTGATGAAGATTGCAAAAGCCATGAAACGCCTTGACTTGATGATGTCTGAGTTTATTGAATTAGCAATTAAGAAAGCCGTTGAGGAATGAGCGAAGAAGACTTTGCTGAGTTTATGGATGGCTTTAACGAGTCCAGTGAACTACGTCGCAAGGTCGACAACATCTTTCAGGGTGCAAACGAGCGCAACTACTGTCGAACCTGTCACGGCTACCGACCTGACTTCTCATTGCCTTGCCTCAACTGCGGAGAACTTGACTAATGTGGTCATGGGTACTGGCAGCCATTGGATCAACTGGCCTGTTTTTTGTAGGTGAGAAAAAAGTCAGAGGATGGTTCATTCTCTCAATCAACGAAGGTGTATGGGTTGTGTATGCCATACACACACACCAGTACGGTTTCATCGCCTACAGCGCTTTGTATCTCATTATGTATTACAAAGCAATCAGGAACTGGAAATGACCGTAGTAGCTGGACTGGTAACGCCTGAAGGGGCATGGATAGGGGCAGACAGCCTCAGTTCCACCGATGACGGCCTCGCTTCGCTTATCGCCACACCAAAGGTAGGCAGGTTTGGCAATCTCCTATTGGGCTACTCAGGCTCGTTTAGGGTCGGGGCAATGTACTTTAAGGTGGCAGGTCGCTCGCACAATCCCACACTTGAGCAATTACTTGAAAGCGTCAAACTACCCGACGACCTCAAAGACGACTGGGAACTACTAGCAATAGAGAATGGACACCTTTACGAGATAACTTCCAACTCAGGGCCACTAGAGGCTAGGAAAGACCATGACGGCATTGCCTACGGTGCTATCGGTTCAGGTGCAGCTCCAGCGCTTGGATCATTATTTACCGACCACGAGGATGAAGGCAGTCTGTATCAGGCACTTGAAGCCTCAGCCATGCACACCACGAACGTGAGGTCACCGTTTCTGGTTATAGGTTTGTAACCATAACTACACGCTAGTAATTACATAGGTGTAACCAAATGTGGTAGTATTGTATGTTACTATTGGCGTTTCTTGTCCACATAGTGAACATAAGGGGAAGCATGAAGGTAGAGACAGTTCCACTAACAACTCTTACACCTGATCCACTCAACGCTCGAAAACACAGCAAGCGCAATTTAGACGCAATCGCAGCGAGCCTCTCGAAGTTTGGTCAACGTAAGCCCATAGTGGTTACTCACGACGGCGTAGTCATTGCTGGCAATGGCACACTTGAAGCCGCTAGTTCACTGGATTGGAAAGAAATCTCTATTGCTCGCGCACCTAAAGACTGGGATGAAAACACAGTTCGAGCCTACGCACTCGCAGACAATCAGACCGGCGCACTAGCCGAATGGGATGACGACGTTCTTAATACAGCTCTTGAGGAATTAACCTCTGAGGGCTGGGATATCGCTGAGTTGGGTTTCGATAAAGCAGAAGAACTAATAGTTCCCGACTTTCAGCCCATAGACGAAGTTCCTCGTCTAGACCAAAAGAACCCTAGTAGATGCCCTGAATGTGCCTTTGAATGGCACGTTGGATCTAAGGGCGAAATTATCCCTGTATGACACTTAAAGTAGCACCAATAGAACATAAGGCTGCAGAGTTTGCAGTAAAGAATTGGCACTACTCACAAACAATGCCAATAGGCAAACTTATTCTGTTTGGTGTATGGGAAAACGATAAATACATTGGCGCTGTCATGTACGGCAGAGGAGCATCACCTCAACTTGGTTCAGCATTTGGTTTGACTCAAACTGAGTGTTGCGAACTTGTCAGAGTTGCTTTAACTACTCATGAAGCACCAGTCACACAAATTGTTTCTTTGACAATAAAAGAGCTTAAAAAAACAAATCCTGGTCTTAGACTTATTATCTCTTTTGCGGATCCTGAACAAAGTCACCACGGTGGCATTTATCAAGCAGGCAATTGGATTTACAATGGGCGTTCTCCCTCGTCAGACGAAGTATTGTTTGAAGGTAAGTGGACTCATTCAAGAATGTTGCGCCCTACTGGGTGGGGTACTACTCCAAAGATAGCAAGATTATCTAAAGAACAACAAAGCAAATTACCTAAAAGACGCAGAGAAGGCAAACACCGTTATCTGTATCCGTTAGATAAACAAACAAGGCGCAAAGTTGAAAAACTAAGTCAGCCTTACCCTTCTGCGATTGAAGTCTCAAGGTGAGACGCTTGGCTTCCAGCCGAGAAGGGCAGGTTCAATCCCTGTCAATCGCTCTAAACACTCCGTCAAAACGCTAGGCCGTCAAAACAATGCCACAATTCATACGCACAGAAGAGCAAGCCATAACCGACACAGAGGCTCTTAAATTGCGTTCTAGAGGCGCTACGTTTCAACAGATAGCAGACAGGATGGGTTGTTCTAAGGGTGCGGCATACCAACGAGTAAGCCGAGCCTTAGCTGCAATCCCACAAGAGGCAGTCGAAGAGTATCGCAAATTAGAGTGCGAGCGACTAGACAACCTTTTAACTATTGCAATGCACCAAGCAATGACTAAAAACAGTATGCCAGCTATTGACCGTTGCGTACTCCTCATGGAACGTAAGTCTAAACTAATGGGCTATGATGCTCCGGTTAGACAACAAGTGGAAACGATAACCTATGACGGATCTACTATTGAAGCACGAGTTGGAGAAATCAGACTCGCTTTTGAACAACTTAGCCTCCAGCCGATACTTGTGGACGGATCAATTAGCGAGGCCTGAGCAGATACCGACTCAAGAAGACTGGAGCGTTTGGCTCTATCTTGCAGGTCGAGGCGCAGGAAAAACTAGAACCGCAGCTGAGTGGATGGCGTGGGAAGCAATCAAGACTCCCAAGACACGATGGGCTGTAGTCGCTGCAACATTCTCAGACGTTAGAGATACCTGTGCCGAGGGTGAATCTGGCCTGGTATCAATCCTTAGGCGTTACGGCGCATTAGAGAACTACAACCGCTCTATGGGTGAGATACGTCTTACCAATGGCTCTCGAATCAAACTATTCTCTGCTGATGAGCCAGACCGTTTACGTGGGCCACAGTTTCACGGCGCGTGGTGCGACGAGCTAGCCGCATGGCGATACGAAGACACATGGGATCAGTTGCAGTTCGGGCTTCGCTTAGGTGAACACCCACGAACCCTGATTACCACTACACCAAGACCAGTGCCAATCATTAAACGGCTACTGGCACAAGACGATGGTTCTGTAAAGGTAGTCCGAGGCTCAACCTTCGACAATGCCAAGAACTTGGCGCCTTCTGCCCTTGCTCAACTAAGAGCGAGATACGAAGGCACACGATTAGGCAGACAAGAGCTTTTCGCGGAAGTGCTCACGGACACCCCCGGTGCGTTATGGACTTTAGAAATGCTTGAAAGTTCAAGATTACAGAAAGCACCTGAACTTGTGCGTATTGTGGTCGCTATTGACCCTGCGACAACTTCTGGTGAGAACGCTGACGAAACAGGAATAGTTGTTGTTGCTAAGGGAACTGACGGTAGAGGCTATGTCCTTGCAGACCGTAGTTGTCGTGACACACCTTCTGGCTGGGCTCACAGGGCGATAGCCGCATTTCACGAGTTCAACGCTGACCGCGTGGTTGCTGAAAAGAACCAGGGCGGTGACATGGTTGAGCTAACAATCCGATCCGTTGAGCCGACAATCCCATTCAAGGGCATTGTGGCTAAGGTCGGCAAACGCCTTCGTGCTGAACCGATAGCTGCGCTCTATGAGCAGGGCCGCGTATCTCACATTGGCGCATTTGATTTACTTGAAGACCAAATGACCGGCTGGGTTCCTGACTCCGGTTATTCACCAGACCGACTCGATGCCTTAGTGCATGGGTTGGCTGAACTTGGACTTGCTACCGGCGCATCAGCCGACAGGTTCTTTGCACAACTCGCACCGTCTTGTACGGCTTGCGGTATTCCAAATGACGTAGAAGCATTTAACTGTAAAGGTTGCGGAGTTCTATTAAGAGAACCAGTAGCGCAGTTGTACACTTCCGGCATCAACCCATCTCACCGAGGACAATAAATGGCTCTATTCCAGCGAAAGAACAAGACTACGCTTGCTGCGGAAATTGTTGCTGAAATGCAAAAGGCTGGAATGGCCTCATCTCCACTTGGAAGCGGTGGTGGATACAACTCTGCCTACGCTGCTAACGAAATGTCAACTGCCGGTCAGGGTATCGTAACGACAGTCGGACAAGCTGTGCCAATGCCTCGCCCTGGATTTGTTGAAGGTGGCGGTGGCTTCGGAGCTATGTTGGGGCCTGCAAGCCCTCTGTTACCAGCGCCCATCGACGTTGTCCTCGACGAATCAGGTCGCGCTCTACCTCGTAAGTACGAGTATCAGACAGCAATCAACCTCAACATCACACAGACCGAGGTTCCGTTTCAGGTGCTTCACTCACTTGTTGAGCAATGTGACATCATTCATCGCGCTATTGAAATCCGCGTGGGTGACATCATTAAGCAAGAAGGCGCTTGGACTCTTTCGGATCAAGCCATTGCCGACATCATGCAAGAAGAAAGTTGTTCACACGCTAAGGCAGCTCTTATTGGTCGTGAGCGTTACGGCGCTGAGATTAACCGCCTTCGTGACTTCTGGGAGAACCCATACGTTGCTTCTGACCGCACGTTCTCTGAGTGGCTAACAGAATCCCTATGGCAGGTCTTTACTTACGACCAGTGGTGCGTCTACCCTCGCTACAACTTCAAGGGCAAGGTTCTGGGCTTTGACGTTATCGACGCTCCGACTATTAAGATTTTGCTTAACAACCGAGGCGACATACCTCACCCACCACAGCCTGCTTACCAACAAGTCTTATGGGGCTTCCCTCGCGGTGAGTTCATTGCTTCACCAGACGCAGACGGAGAGTTCTACGCTGGCTCAGGTCGAGACAAAGAGTTCCTCACAGACCAACTCTCAGTCTTTGTTAAGAACCGTCGCACATGGTCGCCATACGGCTACTCACCAGTAGAAGAGGCAATCCCAGCCGCTTCGCTGTACTTGAACCGCCAAGTATGGATGAACTCTGAATACCAGAACGGCTCAATGCCAATGACG